GGAAGAAACCACTCAGGCAGAAGCTCCAGCAGTTGAAGCGGCAGCAGTAGAAGCGGCTCGCCCAACAGTTGTAGCCAATCTTCAAGTCAAGGAGCGCATTGCTCCAATCTCATCAGCACAGTACCTCGAAGCATCAATGAAGGCAGCACTAGGTGACGACGAAGCTCGTCGCACAGTTCGCGCTGCAGATGATTCGACTTCAACTAACACAGGTTTGACTTTGCCGTCACACCTCAACACTTTCATTACAGACACATTCACAGGTCGCCCAGCATTTGAAGCCGCAACACGCGGATCACTAGCAGGAATCGACGGGATGTCCTTCACCGTGCCTCGCCTTTACACAAATGCGACTTCAGCAGATGTTGCACCAACAGTTGCAGACACTAACGAAGGTTCAGCACCATCAGAAACAGGAATGACTTCTGCGTATGACACAATCGACATTAACAAGTTCAGCGGACTTCAGAGAGTCAGTTTCGAGCTCGTTGACAGATCTTCTCCTGCGTTTATGGAATTGATGATGGCGGAACTTCGCAAAGCTTACGAAAAGGCAACTGACGCAGCACTTCTAGCGGCATACGTTTCAGCAGGTACAACTGCCGCAACAACTGCCGCAACAGCAGCTGGACTTCAGTCATTCGTTTCCGTAGAAGGCGCAGCCGCATACAAGGGCACAGGCGGAGACTTCGCTAACAAGCTCGTTGCATCGACTGACGCATGGGCGGCTATCGCTGGCTTCGCGGATTCAACAGGACGCAGCCTCTATTCAGCACAGGGCGCAACACAGAACGCATCAGGCAACGCAGTTGCTACAAGCGTTGTTGGTGGCGTACTTGGTACAGACCTTATTGTGGATCACAACATCACAACTTCAGGCGTAATCGATAACTCAATGTTCTTGGTTGCACCATCGTCTGTCTATACATGGGAGAGCCCAACGACCCAACTTCGCGTGAACGTGCTAACCAGCGGAGAAATTGAGATCAACCTTTATGGTTATCTCGCAATTTACCTTGCGAAGTCAGGCAAGGGCGTACGTAAGTTTAACCTTACATAATAGCAATACCCTAAGTCGCTAGAGGGGGCTACCAGAGCCCTTGTAGTCCCCTCTAGTCTTTAGAAAGGATAACAATGAGCATCACCACAGTTGCAGAATTAAAAGCGGCACTTGGAGTTGGCAGCCTGTATTCAGACGCCACAATTCAATCCGTCTGCGACGCTGCTGATAATGTCTTGTTGCCTTTTCTATGGAAAAACGACGTTTCAATTATTGCACATAGCAGCGATTCAACAGTAGGCACTCTTTATTTCGACCAAGACATTAGAGATATATTTTATGTCGGTCAATCTGTAGTTATCGCTAATGCTGGAAGCCGATACAACGGAACTAAAACAATTACAGGCGTAAGCGAGTATGCATTTACGATTGCAATTACTGCTGGCAATAACAACCCTTACCACCTTATCCAACCATTTGGCACAGCGTCAGCAGAAACTTATACAGACTACACAGCCATCCCAGCAATCCAAGAGGCAAGCCTCATGATTTGCGTATCTATCTGGACATCCCGCCAGACCAACTCTGGTAACGGCATGAACCCAGACGGATCGATGGGAAATATGTACGCCATGTCTTCACAGCTCATATCTCGCGTAAGAGGATTAATCAGCCCATATCTCAGCCCGAATTCCATGGTGGGCTGATGGCGGCAATAACTACTTTACGCACAACCATTGCGGCAGCATTGGCGGACGCAAGTTACTACTCAGTATTTGCCTTTCCTCCCGCAACGCCGATTGCGAACTCACTTATCCTTACCCCAGCCGATCCTTACATTACCCCGACCAATAACGACCGCACCTCGGTCGCTCCAATGGCTAACTTTCGCCTTCAAATAGTTGTGCCACTTTTGGACAACTCTGGCAACCTTGCTGGGATTGAGACCGACATTGTTCGGGTCTTTCAGCTACTCGATGCATCCAGCATTGTATTCAATGTAGGAAGCGTGAGCGCGCCAAGCGTGATGACTATCGCTTCTGGAGATTTACTTACTTGCGACATTGCAATAAGTACCCTTACGGAATGGAGTTAAATCATGACCGATTTAGCACAATGGGAAAAAGAGAACGACGCGTTCCTGATTAAAATCGGTCAGGTCGCTCCAAAGGCAGAAACAAAACCAACACCTAAGAAAGACGAGGAATAAACTAAATGGCAGTATATCTAGCAAATACGGGAATTCTTACTGTTAATGCGGTAGACCTCTCAACACTAGTTTCATCTGTAACAATCAACCGATCATTCGATGAGCTCGAGACAACAGCACTTGGTGACTCTGGTCATCGCTATGTCAAGGGGCTAGAAGCATCTTCAATCACAATCGACTTCTTCAATGACTCTGCATCTGCAAAGACACTACAGACATTGCAGACAACTTGGGGAACAAACACAACAGTAACATTCAAGCAGCTCGATGCAGTTGTATCAGCTACAAATCCTCTTTACACAATGACTTGCCTTATCAACAACACAACACCAGTAAACGGTGCAGTTGGCGACCTATCAACTCAATCTGTAACTTGGAACGTATCAGGTACAATCGCTGTAACAACAGCACCATAACCAACTAAGTCAGGGGCTAACATGGCAAAACTCAAGGTAACAAGGGCTGACAACTCGGTCACGGAGTACGAAATTACTCCAACGCTAGAGGTGGCATACGAAGCGCACGTCAAAAAAGGCTGGCACAAATCGATGCTAGAGGACGGTCGTCAGACCGACGTCTATTGGTTATGTTGGGAAGCAATACGTCGTTCAGGTGAAACGGTAAAACCTTTCGGGGATGAATTTCTTGAGAGCCTCAAGTCAGTTGAGGTCTTAGAATCCACCCCTTTAGGGTAGATCGGAACTCCGTCACCTATCTCGCAACTCGTCTGAGTTATGAGTATGGAGTTCCTTTCCAATCCATTGTCGAACTACCAGCAATGGCTTTCAAGGCACACGTAGAAGTCCTAAAGGACATAGCGAAGGAGCGAAGCGATGGCAGTAAAAATCGAAATACGCGGTAACGCTGACCTTCGCAAAGCCATGCGCCGCTTTACGCCAGACCTTGAAAAAGCATTACAGAAAGAAATTGGGTCTGTATTGCGTCCCGTTGTAAGGCAAGCCCAAGGTTTCGTGCCAGCAAGTTCTCCAATGCGGGGCTGGGCTGGTCGTTCGTTTAGCGAAGGTAAGTTCCCAACTTACAACGCAGCCACAATCATTAAGGGCATCACCTACAAATCAACACCCAGCGCGATCAATGAAAACGGTTTTAGCTCGATGGCTAGCATTCAAAACAAGAGCCGAGTCGGTGCAATCTTTGAAGGCTCGGGTCGCGCTAACCCTCAAGGACAGCCGTGGGTTGGTCCTAAAGCTGGAAGTAAAAGCAACAAGGTTAGCAAGTCCAACAACCCTAATGCTGGTCGTCAATTTATTGAGAATCTTCCTCCTTTGGTGTCGAGCCTTAAAGGTCGCGGTCGCCTTATCTATCGCGCATGGGCTGCTAGCCAAGGCAAGGCTGAAGGCGCAACCATGAAGGCAATCGACATTGCATTAACACAATTTAGAAAGAACGCCTCCGAAGGCAAACTAGGGAAGGCGGCATAATGGCAGTCGTTAGAGAAGAAATCTTAATTGGCTCAAAAGCCGATACCCGTGGTTTCAAGAAGGCTGAATCAGCCGCGACTCAACTTAACAAAACAGTTAAAGGACTTGCGGGAACTCTTGGACTTGTTTACGGAACTAGGGCTCTAGTCTCATTCGGAAAGCAAGCGGTCAAGGCTTTCGCGGAAGATGAGGCAGCTGCTAAACGACTAGCAAGCGCAGTCGATAACTTAGGGCTATCTATGTCCCAGAGTCGTGTTACAGATTTTATTGCTAACCTTGAGAAATCGTCGGCGATTGCGGACGACGTTCTTCGTCCAGCGTTTCAGGCGCTGCTGACCACGACAGGATCACTTACTAAGTCTCAGGAATTACTTAACAATGCTATTCAAATCTCGCGAGCCAGCGGCGTAGATTTAGCCACAGTTTCACAGGATTTGGCTAACGGATATGTGGGCATTACTCGCGGTCTTAAAAAATACAACACGGGTCTAACGCAGTCTGAACTTAAGTCTAAATCGTTTGCGGAAATTCTAGGCGTATTGCTAACCAAGTCTGCTGGAGCTGCTAACGCCTATCTTGAGACAACATCGTTCAAGTTAGACGTTCTCACCCTAGCAACCAACAATGCCAAGGAAACAATCGGTAAAGGTTTGGTTGATGCCTTTGCTCGCATAGGCGGCGGCACAGAAGCCAGCGATGCGGCTAAGTCAATCGACAACATAGCCAAGGCAACAAGTAACCTCGTCGTGTTCTTAGGCTCAGCCATTGGATTAGTCGAGAAGTTTCGCAAGGGTTACACAAACCTACTTGCGGGCGGTGACGTTAATACCCTCATGGCAGGGGCTCAGCCTTCAACCAATCGATCTAAATCACCAGCGGGAACATTTGCCAGAACAGCTCAACAACGCGCAGCGGAAGCGGCGGCGGCTAAGAGAGCCAAGGAATTAGCGGCATTAACAGCCTCGCAAGTTAAGGCTCAGAAATCCCTAACTGCCGAACAAAAGAAACAAGCCTCATTAAAAAAGTCACAGGGCGTTTTCGACCTAGAGCAGATTCAGATTGTGGCTGCACTCAAGGGCAAACTTTCAGAGGACGATAAGATTCGCCTACAGGCTCAACTGGCTTTGCTCAACGGCAACGCTGATTTAGCAGCTAGATTAACCAATCAGATTCTCATGGCTCAGGATTCCACGGGCAACCTAGCCAAGTTCCTAGCAGCCTTGCCTAACGCCAAGAATCCTTTTGAATACTTAGATGCGTATCTTTCATATCTTGCGGGTAAGGCATCGTCGGTCTTTGCTGGCACAGCCTACGCAGAAAAGGGATCGTACGGCGCAGGCGGCAACACAACCGTCGTGCCACCTCAACTGCCAGACACCAATGTCCCCGCAATGCCTTCGGATAATACAATCTCCTACAACACCAAGACTGGGCTTAACTACAATCCCAATGCTAACAACGTGGTGGTCGAACTTAAGATTACGGGCGATGGAGATTTAACTAACACCATTGCTAAAAACCTTATGCAGCAGAGCCTCTCAACTGGAAATCAGACTTATGTGAACCGCAGAACTGGCGGCTTTGAATAATGGCACTACCCGCACAGATAGCGGTCACGTTTGATTTTAGCTCGGGAGCAACTTTTGGCGCGGGCTTCGTGATTGGTTCTTCGGATAATGGAGTTATCGGTGTCAACAGGTTCGGCGCATCTGACGTAGTTATTCCTACAGTTGATCTAACTCCTAACGTGTATTCAATCTCAATTCGTCGTGGTCGTAATATCATGAAGGACACCTACGAGGCTGGCACAGCCGTTGTGAGAGTCCTAGACCCCACAGGGGCGTTTAATCCACAGAACACCTCATCCCCTTATTACCCTTACCTTGTGCCTCTGCGTAAGTTGCGTGTTGCAGCTACAACTACAACAGCGCAACACTTCCTCTTCAGCGGCTATGTGAATGATTACAAGTATTTTTTTCCTCAAGGGCAAGAGACCGCCTATGTAGACATCCTCTGCACAGATGGCTTTCGCCTTCTCCAGATGGCTAACGTGGGAACAGTCCCTACAACTCCAGCAGGTCAGACAACTGGCACACGCATTGGCAAGATTCTGGACGATGTGCAATTCCCTACTTCCATGCGATCCATCTCAACGGGAGACGCAACCTGTTTGGCAGACCCAGCAACCATTCGCACAACCCTCGAGGCTGTCAAGAACGTAGAGTTCTCGGAAGGTCTAGGCGCTTTTTACATGAGCCCAGACGGTACTGCTGTATTCAAGTCTCGCAGCGAGGTTACAAAAACTCTAGCCAATACAGCCACGGCGTTTAACCAGACATCAGGCATCCCTTACAAGAACCTCAAGTATGCGTTCGATGATAAATTAATTATTAATGAAGTCCGATTTAACAGGATAGGCGGCACGGCCCAGACCGTTATCTCTCAGGCTTCTATCGACAAATATTTTCCTCACTCTTTGACGCAGGAAAACCTAGTCACGGAGACTGATACTCAGGTGGCTGGAGCAGCTGCAAACTATGTCAATACTCGCAAAGAGACCACAATCCGCATTGACGAGATGACCGTTGATCTCTTAGACCCAGCAGTCCCAACCGACACTATGATTGGCTTGGACTACTTTGACAACTTGGCAATCACAAACGTGACCGAGCAAGGCAGCACAATCAGCAAGACACTCCAAGCGCAGGGATTTGCTTGGGACATAACACCTAACAAGATGAGCGTCACAATCACCACGCTCGAGCCTATATTGGACGGATTCATTATAGGAAGCAGCACCTACGGTATAATCGGACAATCAACTTTGAGTTACTAGGAGTATCATGGCAACCTTTCCAGTCGCAACAGGCGATGTATTAACAGCAGCGGTCTATAACTCGCTGACCGCCTTTACCGTCAATAGTGACGC